GCATACTGGTGCACCTGAAATTATGCCAAATATTACCAAAGCAAAATTCTTTCAAAGACCCTCATTGAAGGGCCTGCCAAAACAAGAAAAGGAGAGACGTTGGAAACAACATTTGATGTCACTCGGTGGTGAAGCACCCCGCAGTAATCGTCGGCCAAGTCGGCGAAACAAGGCGAACGGACGTGCAAGATCGATGGGTGATGACGAACGCTGTGGCTTAGAATATGCCACATCACTTGTCAATCCATTCGACTTCTCACTCAACCCCTGTATCCCGAAGATGCCAAGCATACCTTCGCGGAAGCTCTGCACGTATGTATCAGGGCTCGGCCACACCTCAGGCACCACCTCGTATGGTGGCGTGACAGCCTATATGACTGCCTCGAATGACACAACCTGTCTTGCTGCTACTGATGTAGCATTTACAGGTTCGTCATTGCCTGCATGGAGTAGCGTTGGAGCCTCGAGTATACTGCAGAACTCACCTTACGCCGCCGCAGACTTCTCTGCAACTGGCGTTCAAGTAAGGCTTGTATCAGCGGGTTTGAAGGTCCGTTTTGTCGGTACAAAGCTCAATCAAGGAGGCGTTTGCTTCCCATTCCTTGAGCCTGATCTGGGAGACGTCACTGGCTTTACTGCCAATGACATTACCTCCTTCGATCAGTACTTTCAAGGTATCGACTTTAATACTGACTGGGTTACCATCACCTATTCACCAAGACATCCAGCAGACTTTGATTTTGCTGCTGCGCCTCAGCCTCTGACTGGACAGCATCCCTGTATGGGTATACTTGTGCAGTCAGCCACACCCAACCAGCCATTTGAGTATGTGTGGACGGCTCATTGGGAGGTAATTGGTCGTAACGCAAGGGGCAAAACCCTCTCGCATACGTACGCGAACACCGACAAAATTATATCCGGTGCTTCACAATTTCCTCCAAGAGCCACTTCGAGTATTCAGAATGCTTCTCGCCCAGAAAGTTTGGCGATTCAAGTGGGACAGAACCTAATGGCACATGGTGCCGGAGTTCTTGAAACACTTGGAAAAGGAGCTATGAATATCGTAGGTGCCACACTTGCTGATAGCATGGTAAGTGGTGCGGCTGGGCTTCTGGCAATTGGTGTCTGACATCATGTCAAGTTCAACTCTCTCACAAAAATATATACAAGTTTATATACAATCCTGCCACATTCCTCAAGTTATATACAATAAGATCTTAAACACACAAGGCTTTTAGATCACATCAACCCACGTTCAGACTGCAGTCTCAGTTCCCTGAGACCGAAGCGGTTTGTTTAG